ACTATCAACAATCCTGATGTTGAGTTGCCGTTTAACCACGTTCCAGCACGGATTAATTATATGATTTATCAACTTGAATCCGGTGCAAACGGCACCCGTCATATACAAGGTTACCTTGAAACCACTGGCCCTCGTATCAGGCGCAGTTGGTTAGTTAACAATGTTGCTTTCCTTGCTCATGCTCATATCGAAGTCGCACGAGGTACTGCCGCCCAGAACATCGTGTACTGCTCTAAGGAAGAAACCCGTATCGAAGGTCCTTTTCGATATGGTCAGGAACCAGCCGAACCCCCTGGGGCTGGAGCCCGGTCCGATCTCCATGAGGTGATGGATTTAATTCGTAATGGTTCTAGTAATTACGAATTGATGGCTTCCCATCCTAGTGTGATGGCTCGTTATGCTACTTGGGTAGCTAATTATCGAGCTCTTCATCTTGAAAGTTTGGTGAATATTACACCATTTTCTCCTCGTCCAGGTTGGCAGATGGACCTGGACACTTTGATAAATGGGGTTGTTTCACGTAGAAAAGTTGTATGGATGTGGTCTCTTCACGGGGAAGCTGGAAAATCGTATTTTGCTGATCATTATGATCCGAAAATATCACATGTTATCACTGGTGGCAAACATGCTGATATTTATTATACTCTTTCACAAATTATTCATCAATTGAAAGTAGTATTCTTTGATTACGGAAGGTCTGGTGGGGAAATGGCATATCCGGTAATTGAAAAATTGAAGGACGGTATGTTCACCACTACCAAGTATGAAAGTCGAACTGTCAGGTTTAATCCTGTTCATGTCGTTGTGTTTGCTAATGAAGGTCCTATTCGAGATAGACTTAGTCAAGATCGATGGGATATTAGACAAATTTTAGAATGAATGAATAAATTTTTTATTAATTATTTTAAACGGCCCACGTAGTGGGACGAACCCGCGACCAACCGCCAGGCGGGCGCGCTGTTTTACTAACTATAAAAACTCCCACCCACTTTGAGATTACAAAAATGGCCCTAGCGGCGAGCGGTCACTAAGGGGTGATTGTTGTACTTAAACGATCTGAAAATGATATATCAGGATATTGAGTGTTTCCGGTTGAGATTGGTTTAAATTTAAACCATTTATTTACTCCGGAAAGTTGTGCGTTCCAGGCTACGGGGAGTACTGATGAGGTTACTGAACCCGCGACCAAGATGAGGCCTCGTGTTATTCCTGCTAATGCGTAGCAGGATTTTGCTGTTCTTCCGTTATAGATTCCTTTGGTTGTCATTTTAATGTGGAAGGGGGCCGGTGAGGCAACACGAATACGTGTTACTTGGTCGACCTTCCAATAGTCGCTGAAGCCTTTTGCCATTTGGGGTGTTTCACCTTTGTTGGATGTGGAACGTCCGGCTTCTCCTTGATGTTTTAAGTTTTGCTCGGCTAATATATTAGCCCAAGCGTAACCAGGGGTTGAATATAACGGATTTTGGATATTTTTTTTTGCGGTGCATTCATAGATATCAACATATAATGGGTTTCCGTCGTCGAATTCTATGTTGAAACATTGGAAGTCCATATGCATTTCGGCTGAGAACCAAAATTTCATGCTGTCTTCGTTTGCTGCTGCGTCATTTACAACGGCCCCGGCCTCAACATGGCCGGCCTTTTCCATGAAAGTTTTGATTCGTTTAATATCTTTGTTATTAGTGTCTAGTAAGTCTCCGGGGGCTAAGTAATAAGCGTTGTCTGAAGGGATTGAGATTCCCCAGACATCTTGTGCGGTTCTGGATGTGTTTGGTCCCCCGGTTTGTACAGAAGAAGTAGAGAAATTTACACGGAGATATGATGTGGGGACGTGTTGTTGAACGATTTTCTTTACTTTCTTAGTAAAGAGTTTCTTCTTCTTTAAGGTGCGTTTGGCGGCTACTGTTTTACGTTTTCGTTTGCGATTAGTTTTAGTATATAAACTAGTAGAGTTGAATGTGCTGTTAAGATTAGTGCGAGTATCTTGGTTTTGTGCTTTTTCATTCTCCGTAGCGTTAGTGAGGCGATTGAGGACTTGGTTGACCGCGACTTGCGCAATCCCACTTGCGAGGTTTGCGGCACCGATTGTCCAAGGTCTGGTACCTCTACGTCTGATGGTTTTGAGGGGACGTCCATTTATTTTTGCCATTAGTATGAGCGGGGAGGGACAGTACTGCTATATATTAGCAGTTTACCCCATGCGGGGTAGGTAAACTACCCCTGAAAAAAAAAATAATTTTTTCAGGAGCAGACCTAAGGGGTAATGCATATAAGAGAGCTAGGATCGAGCGCAGCTCATTATTACCTAGCTCTCCTCTGTTCCCGATACATCTAACGTAAACTATAAATATAAGATACAGAACCTTATGTTTGAATACCTTAGATGCCTGCTGCTGCTCGTACTCCTCTCGCTTCTCGCTGGTGCTTTACTATCAACAATCCTGATGTTGAGTTGCCGTTTAACCACGTTCCAGCACGGATTAATTATATGATTTATCAACTTGAATCCGGTGCAAACGGCACCCGTCATATACAAGGTTACCTTGAAA